AAGTACGCGGAGGGCCGCTGCCAGCGGTGGACGCTCAACCAGGACTGGTCTATCGACATCGAGGCGACGCCGACCACCAACCACATGTATGACCTCACCTACGGCGACAAGCCCGACGATGTGATGGCGCCGCCGATCATCCTGGAGCGGCTCCAATCGATCTCGGGCCTGACCTGGATGCCCAACGAGGTGGGCCCCTGGCCGGGGGATCCGCTCTACCCGGACGGCAAGGCCAGGACGTTCGATGTCTGGCAGGACTACAACATCAGCCGGGACGGCGCCTGGGAGGCGGCGCTCTGGGTGGCGGGGAAGATGCCCATCAACCAGTACACCGAGGGGAACCAGCCCCGGATCGTGGGGGCTCAGCTCAAGCCGGGAGGGACGCTCACCGGCCCCATGACGGTGTACGCGGCCGTCACCCAGCCCTCTTTCCAGACCCCGCTCCCTCCTTCCAATCTGGTGGGGCTCTGGATCCCCCAGGGGCTCGCCAACCAGCGGGTGGAGCTGAGTATCGCGCTCTCGCCCGATGCGGGCAGCAGGGGGGATCTCTGGGCTGGTACCGACCGCCGTACGATCGGGCTCCAAGAGATCGATATCGATCTGTCCGGGGCGGTGAGCGTACCCGGCCCGATCCACCCCATGACCGAGGGGCTCCCGGAGGCCGCGGCGCGTAAGATCGCCATCGCCGCCAAACAGGTGTGGCACTCCGGGGTGGCGGGAGTCCTGGTGACGGAGGTGATCGCGCCGAACAAGATCCGCGCCGCCGATTTCGTGGGATCGACGGACAGCTGGATCGGCCGACCGCTCTCCGCGCTCGCGGACCAGTCGGACGGCGCGGCGCCACTGTGGAACTTCAGCGTCACCGCGTTCGATTCAGCGACCGGGGAGCTGACGGTGACGCCGGATTGCGTCCGGGGCACGGGGCCAGCCGATTCGGTGGAGGCGGGGGATGTCCTGATCGTCCGCTCGCTCGCGGTGTCCAGGACCGCCACCACCGTCACCGATCCCATGTGGGACAACTCGGTCGGGCGCAACCAGTTCGGGGTAGCGGGCCTGCGGCCCGACGAGGAGATCGGACGAATCTACCGCGTCCTGTTCGGGACCGGCGCCGGTCAGTTCCGGCCCATCGTGGACAACGATGCCACCACCATCACGGTGAGTCCGCCGTTCTACCCTCCGCTCGGCCCCGATTCGGTGGGGATCGTGGAAGCGGCCGATTGGGTCTACACCGCGCGGACCAGCGACCTCGATGCGCCGCTCCCGCTCCGCGCCGAGATCCGGATGCGCGTCGACAACCTCAGAGATCGCGTGGCGCTGGTGGGCGGTTTCCTGGTGGACGATCAGGACCGGCTGAGCGCGGAGCTGGTGGCGCCCATGCGCGAGATTTACGTGTTCGGCCAGCCGCCGACCGTCCGCGAGATCGGACCCGCGCGGCTCGATCCCGCGACCACCGCAGCGTGGGCGAGCGCGGCTACCGACCACACCATCCGCGCCGATACCTCCGCCAACGACGTGGACCTCCAGCTCCTCCCGCTCTATGCCTATCAGGGCCGCACGCTGATACTGACCAACGACAATGGCCCCAACAACTTCAACGTGACGTGCGCGGCGGGCGAGTTTCTGTTTGACGGGGAAAGCTCGATCTCGATTGAGCCGATGGAAACCGTGAGGGTGACAGCGGGGTAATATGGCGACCACCAAACTCGGCACCTGGATCTACGAGCGCGGAAGCCCCAGCGGGACCACCGGAGGCGGGGCCGGGGAAGAGCCGCCGCCGGTCATCGGCCTCGATAGCTCCGTCGAGGAGAAGGAGGACGGGCAGATCGAGGTGGCGATCCACTGGACGAAAAACCCATCCGCCACCGCTGAGAACTTTACCGGCGTGAAGGTGTACCTGGAAGATCCGGATGTCAGCGAGAAGGCGACGGCGCCCCTCGATGACACGGTGACCTTCGGCCAGCGCGGAACCACGGGAACGCCGACCAGCGTGGTGTCCGGAACGTGGCAACCGATCCCCAAGACGGAGAGCACCAAATCCCCAGCCGTCCTGCTCATCCCCGGCAAAGCGGTCTGGCGTCCGATCCGCGTCTATCTGCTTTCCTACCATCGAAGCAAGGTAGCGAAATTCGTCCGCGCCAATCTGGCGAACCCGACTCCCAATCTCCGCATCGGCATCAGCGCGGCGCGGAACATCCTCGTCAGCGGCATGGAGAACACGTGGCTGATCGAGCATCCGCAGGCGATCCCGGTCACCGATTTCGACAATTCAGCCTATGGCCCGATCTACCGGCTCGATTTCGATTTCGACGCCACCTACGAGGGACACCCGTACGACTCCCTCCCGCTTCCTCCCGGCCTGAAGAAATTCGCGGGCGTGCAGATCACCTACGAGCGCCCGAACGGCGACCGGAGCCAAGGCCCGTACCTGGACATCAACAAACCGGAGGAGTGGCACTCCTCCTTCGTCGCCATCGCGGCCACGGAGCGGTACAAGTGCTGGTTCGTCAGCAAGGACATCGAAGGGAACCTGAACACGATCAAGGACGTGACGCCGTCGGTGGACGTGGAGGTCATCTACCCGCCGACTGGTCAGGGGCCGACGCCGGATGTCAAGAGCTTCCTCCTCGCCAACAAGCGCCACGCGACCATGATCGACGGCACGCTCTACGCTTTGGCGGATGCGTCTTGGACGCCGCCCGACAGTACGCGCTACAAGGGAGTCACCATCTACCGCGTCGGCGTCGATCCCCCGGTCCTGATGGGCAGCTTCCCGTATCCAGCGAAGGCCGCGACGATCCAGATCAATACGCTCCCCAATACCTCGGAGACGTGGACGTTTGCAGCCATCGCCTACAACTATGACGGCACGCTCTCCGCAGATCCCTCCAAGTATCCGTGGACCGGCCTTCCGGAAGCGACTCGCGTGCCCATCCAAACATGGGTCGTCGGCCCGCCAGGTCCTGGCGGATCGGGCCAGGAGTTCACGCCTCTAGGGACTGCCGGGACCGTCACCACGGAGCAGCAACTCAACTCCGATGGCATCGTGATGATGCGCCACAAGATCGTCGGCTGGGGCAACCCTACGGAGAATACCTTCGGCGGGATGAGCATCGCGCGGGTGCATGGCGGCGACATCGCCAACGCGACGTGGTGGGACGCGCCGAAGAACGCGACGAGTTACACGACCGAATGGGAACCAGCGCCTGCGGCGCGGACGTGGGATTTCTACTTCGTCAGCCGCTCGATGGACGGCAAGCGCAACTCGATCCAGGGGAACACGCCGAAGTACACGCACCCGTTCACTCCGATGGCGGGCGACGTAATCGTGACGCGGCTCCCCAAGGACTGGTTCGATGAGACGGAGTTTGAGTGGCCCGCTGATGGGAAGTTCCAAGCGGAGCGGTTCGTCGCCAAGAAGATCTACGTGGGAAGCATCCTCCGTGTCGGCGGCGGCACGCAAACGGGCATCACCAAACCCGACTTCGGCGGATTTGAGAACGGCCAGATCGCGGTGTACAACTCCAGCAACGTGCTGCGCGGCTGGATCGGGGAGCAACGATCACAGACCACGCCCGATCAGCCCACCAATCCGCATACGGTGCATGGCGCGTGGTTCAGCGAACTGTACATCGGCGGCGGCTCTCCGGTGAACGCGCCCATCTACGCGACCAATTCCGGCGTGGTGATCGTCGGCGGTTTCGAGTTCGTCCAGGGCCAGCCCTACGCGCCGTACATCTCGATCCGGCGCAATACCGGCATCGAGGTGGGGCGCATCGGCGCCAGGATCTCGCGCAATACGGACGGCTCGACGTTGGTCCCGAACAACGATCCCGCCGACATCGCGGGCGCGTGGTTCACGGAGTTTGCGGTCGGCGGGCAGAGCCTTGCGGACTGGCGCATCCTCTCGCGGCGGGACGCATCGAATCCCTCCACGGGCGCGGATCTGGTGAACATCCGGAACATCAACAAGTTCACCATCGACTACCTCCAGAACTACCCGAACGGCTCCTACCCGAACAACGAGCCGGTCCACCTGGAGTTCGGCTACGACGCCTTCATGGTGGACTCGACAACTCCCGGCGCGTGGAAGTTTCCCGGCCTCAAGATCAACCGGACGAACACCACGCACGGCTCGATGCTCTTCACCCGTGGGCTGGTGCTCTACGGGCCGAACAGTTTGCGGAAAGCATCGCTGGTTTCATGGAACGGCGAACAGACCGGGAACCCGGACACCGCAACCAAATGGTGGGGCGAACTGGCGCTCTATAACGGAGCGGGCGACGGCCTCGTCCTGCTCTCGGCGGGCGTCTCGGATGGAACCGCCGGCGTTCCCGGCAATGCCTACAATGCTTCCTTCTTCCGGCTGCTCGATGAGCAGCGGAACATCAACTTCTCGGTCGATCAGCGAGGCAACGTCTTCTGTCGCGGCGGGCTAACGGTGACTGGCAATCTGAGCGTCACGGGATCGTTTACCCCTTCCTCGATATCCACCGGAGCGATCACTTGCACCAGCCTCGCCGCTGGAGCAGGCGCGATCACGGGCGGCTCGTTGAACGTCGGCGCCGGGAACGTGGCGTGCGGCGGCGTCACCTCCAGCGGCGCGATGTCTGCGACCAGCTTCAACGGGCCGCTCAACGGGAATGTCAACGGCAACGTGACCGGGAACCTGACCGGCAACGTCAGCGGCGCGGCCACGCTCTCAGCGACCGGCGGGATCACTGGCGATCACTTCTCGACGACCAGCTACAACGTCATCAACTCCAACGGCCAGTTCATCGGGAAGGGGGTGGATGTCCAGGGCGAAGGCGTCAACTGCGGCGGCGTGAACATATATCGCTACCCGTATCAGTGGTACGGCGTCGGCTACGATTCCTTCCCGCTTCAGGATGGGCGCACGGTTCATGTCAGGGGCGGCGTCATCGTCAAGATCGGGGATGCAACTCCCCCGTAAACCAACAAGGAGCAACCATGCAGAAAGCATTTTCGCTACAACCGGAAGAAGCGCAGCACGCGAGACAGTTGGAGGAGGAGCAGCGGAATCTCCTCGCCCAACTCGGCTCGATGACGCTGCAAAAGAAAGCCATCAACAAGCGGCTCCCCCAGATCGAGGAGGAGCAACGGAAGCTCGTCCGCTCCGCAGTGGGCCGTTGCGGCGTCGAGCAATTCAGCGCGGCCCGTATCGACGGGACGAATCTCCTGATCGAGATTCCGGACGCGCCACCCGCGCCCCTGATGCCCATCGACGGCGGCAAGCCGAACGGTAGCGCGGCGAACATCGAAAACTAACGGAGGTCCATCATGGCGGGCTGGCTGAGTCGGATCAACATCACCCAGGACGATTACCTCAATGCGGACATGTTGAATTTTTTGGGTATCGATGTCCGTAACTGGGGCGGCGATGTCAACGGCGGCGGCTTTCAATTGACCAACGTCCGGATCACTGGAGCCGTCAGTTCGACCTACAGCCCGTCGCCCCTCAACGTCACGCAGACGAGCGGCGGCGGCAACGTCGCCGTCACGCAGTACAGCACGGCCTATACCGGGGAGCCGCCCGCCCCGGCCCCCGTCGCCCGCTGGACGGTGGGTAAGGACGGCACGACGGAGAGCGGATTCAACGCAGGCAGCAACTTCGCCATCGTTCGCTACCAGGACAACGGCACGCCGTTCGCTGGGACGCCGCTCTCCATCGAGCGATCCACCGGCATCATCTCGATGGGGCAACAACTCTGGACGGCCAACGTCAACGGCGGCGGCAAGACGCTCTCCAACGTGGTGATCCCCGGCATGCTCTCCGATCCCACCACAAGCAAGGGCGACATCGTGGCGCGAGGAGCTTCGGCTCTGGAGCGGGTGGCGGTCGGCCAGAACGATTACGTCCTGGTCGCGGACTCCACGCAATCGAGCGGCGTCAAATGGGCGCCAAACACAGGGGCGGTATCCTCAGTCTTTGGCAGGGTCGGCGCTATCGTGGCGACCGCTGGCGACTACACGGCGGCGAAGGTGACCAACGCCGTCGATAGCTCCGCTTCTTATGCGGACCCGATCTGGATCACCAGCCTCAACTGGTCGAAGGTCACCGGAGCGCCCGCATTCGCTCTGGCCTCGCGCAACGTCTTCGCCGGGGCGGGTATGAGCGGCGGCGGGCCGTTGTCGGCGGACGTGACGCTCAACGCACTGGTGACCTCGGTCTTCGGGCGCACGGGCGCCGTGGTGCTGACGCCCGCCGATGTCTCGGGCGCGGGCGGCGTTCCCTCGACGCGGCAAGTCATCGCCGGTTCCGGCATGACGGGCGGCGGCGCTCTCTCAGCCGACGTGACGCTCAATGCGGCAGTTCAATCGGTCTTCGGGCGCACCGGGGCCATCGCTCTTACCGGCACGGATGTCAGCAGCGCGGGCGGCGTTCTCCAGACGCGCACGCTCAACGCCGGGACGGGACTCACGGGCGGCGGTGACCTCTCGGCCAACCGCACCTTCGCCGTGGTCGATGATACGAGCGTCCAGAAAATGCGCGTCTCCAAGGACACCGGCCTCATCGGGACGCGCCGCGAGATCAACTTCATCCAGGGCAGCAATATCGTTCTCAGCATCAACGACATTCCCGGCAGCAACCGGGTGGACGTGGCAATCGCCGCTCTCGGCGGAACCAATCCCGGCCCCATCGATCCCACTACGACCAAGGGAGACATGATCGTCCGCTCCGCGAATCTGCCGTCAGGCGCACTGGTGCGGCTCCCGGTAGGACTCGCGGGCGAGGTGCTGACCACGGACCTCGACCAGCCGCTCGGCGTCATCTGGAAAGCAGCGCCAACCGGCCAGCCGCAGACGCCGTGGCTGAGTGATATCTACGGCGGCGGTCACAACCTCTACGATGTCGCCTCGATCACCGCGACCGGCCTCATCAAATCGACCACGAGCGGCATCGGCTATCCGGACGGCACGACGCAGATGACTGCTGGAGTTCTACCGACCGTCCAGGTTCTCGCGGGCGCTGGCATGACGGGCGGCGGCGCTCTCTCAGGCGACGTGACACTGAACGCCAAGGTGACCAGCGTCCAAGGCCGCATCGGTGACGTGACGCTCACCGCAGAGGACATCGCCAGTAGCGGCGGCGTGCCTTCCACGCGCCGGGTAAACGCTGGCACGGGCATGACGGGCGGCGGGCCGCTCTCGGCGGATGTCACCCTCAACGCTGACGTGATCAGCGTCTTCGGGCGCACCGGAGCCGTGGTGCTCACCGCTGGCGACGTTTCCGGAGTCGGCGGCATGATCGATCCGATGAACACCAAGGGCGATCTGATCGTGCGCTCCGCGTCGGCAAGCTCCCGGCTTCCGGTGGGAACGAATGGACAAGTGCTCTCCGCTGACTCGACGCAGACGCTGGGTGTGAAGTGGGTGACATCCGCGGGCCAGACGCCATGGACGAGCGATATCGATGCGGCTGGATACAAACTGTTGAGGCTGGGCACAGCTTCTCAAGTTGGCTTATTGACCGGATCGGCGCGGCAGTACTTCCATGCCCATGCCGGGGGTTGCGCCCTTGAAATGTGGAAGGATCAGACACCTACCAAGGCCGTCAATATCGGAATGAGCAGTTCGCCCAGTGGCCTCACCAATGACATGATCTTCTCCACATTCGATGGAACAACATGGTATGACCGGATGCGGATCACCAATGCAGGCAACGTGGGGATCGGGACGACATCTCCCGGCGCACCGCTACACGTTGTATCTTCTGCGACACCCTCGGCATCCGGTCAAGAAGTGCTACGGCTAGCAGCGACTCATGACGGTGGAATAGTTGGCAGTGGCTCACGGATTAATTTCTATGCAGCCGCGACGTTAGCAGCGCAAATCGCTTCTGTAACGGAAGGGGCGGGCGCCATTGGTTTGTCATTCCGCCCGTACTCCAACGGAACTTTGCCAGACGCGCTACACATTACGACTAGCGGCAACATAGGGATAGGCCGACCTGACCCTCAAGGAACCCTCGATATTTACAAGCCTCTGGGCGAGGTCCGCATTACCTCCACGTCAGCAGGAAATTACGTTCGTCAGTGGATGTTTAACACGGAGAATCAGATACAGTTAGCCATCGAGCCAGCGTCGGGAGGCGTGTGCGTGAGCGGAACATTGGGTGGCGCCGCAGTTCTTTCCAGCGTCATTGCCGGGAAGGCATTGCACTTCGCTGTTGGCAACGGCACTCGCATGACGGTTGCCAGTGATGGAAATATTGGGATTGGACTAAATAATCCGCAATACCTACTACACGTTAAATCGTCAGCTAGCGCCGTAGCGATCACCAGCGAGAACACTGCGGCTGGAGGCTTCGCGCAATTCCGCATCGTCTCCAATTCCAGAGCTTATCAGTTGTCCGTAGGTGGCAGCACTTCGGGATGGAGCGGGAACTTCTACCTCTACGACGAAACAGCGGGCGCGGCCCGCTTCCTGATGAATAGCGGCGGTCAACTCGGAATTGGGACTATTGGGCCGACGGCCAAGCTGCATGTTGTTGGCGACGTAAAAGTTGGCACACAAGGATATACAAATACGGTTGGCGATCTTGGGGTTTCTCGGGATAGCGCCCCTGGAACCGGGGCAGTCTTTTTCGGTAATGCTGGCGCGTACATCTACTATGATGGATCGAAGTTTCTCTTCAACCCTGGATCTAGCAATCTGAGCGGCGGCGTCACGGTGCAGACATCCCCCTCGCGTGCAGTGAGTACGACGTATCAGAACACGACGGGTAAACCGATGATGGTGACGGTTACGCTGTCGATGGCTGCTGGCACTAGTGCGCCAGTTGTGTGCGATTCCAGCAGTTCGCCAAGCACGGTGGTGGCATATCCTGCTGCAAGCACCGTAGCTCCGTGGGTGCCGGTGACGTTTTGGGTTTTGCCGAATTACTACTATCGAGTCAACATAAACGGAGCAGTTTCGGTGGCATATTGGGCCGAATGGTATTAAGGAGAAAATCATGACCTATGAAGAAAGCTCTGCCCTGATGAACGACTTCCAGTTCAGGGGCCGGATCAAAGTGGCGGCGCTCAAATACGCCGACTACATCATGAATGAAGCGAACAACGTCCAGGGCCACAACAGCCGGGAAAATTGGGCGCGGCGCACATGGCAGATGCCGGAACAGGTAGCGACGGAGCTTCATCCGCCCGTGGTGATGGACGGCGCCGTGCAGAGCGCGGGCGCGGCGATCACGGACGCGGCGCTCCAGAGCGCCGTCGAAGGGGTCATCAACAAGATCGTCTGACCGGGAGGATCACCATGCCGCTCTCCAATCGATATGCCGCCATGTCGGAATACGCCCGCAGTCCCGTGGTGCGCGACCGGCTCTACGGCGGGCTGATGGCGTGGTCGGCGGGCCAGCTTGCCCAGCCGATCCCGGCCAATCCGGATGACGAGTGGATCAGACGCCGCCTGATGGCGGAACGGATTCCCCAGACGCCGGATCACTTCACCCAAAGGCTGGCGCCCTACACGCTCCAGACCGCCGACATCATCGACCATATCGCGGACCATCTCGCGCCGTTTCTGGAGACGGAGCGAGCCGACGCCGTCGAGACGCAAACCAACGCCGCGATCCAGGCCGCGATGCCGCACCTCGCGCAATCGGAGATCCCGATTCAACAGGTCGAGCAGTGGCGCATCGACCACAACTTTCCGGCGAATGGGAACAAGTAATTTACGGCGAGCATGAACAGCATGAACACGAGGAGCAGCCCGCTCGTCGGGTCCGCTGCTTGCGCCTTGAGGCAATCGTCCAGAGCGCTCATGAATTGCGGCACGGCCATCCCGAGAGCGCCCGCCAGCTTGTACAGCGTCTCGATCCGGGGGCTGTGCTCGCCCCGCTCGATCCCGCCGTAATAGCCGCGATCCATCCCGGCAAGTATCGCCATGCGTTCTTGGGGGATTCGCCGCTCCCTACGGAGCTTCTTCAGACAGCTCGCCAGCGCAGCCCGCAACTGCGCTGGCGTAGGCACAATATCGTCGCTCATACCCCGCAGTGTAAATCTCCCCGGCATTTGTCAAGGGGTGATATATCCCGTGGAGATTTACGACAGAGGGACAAATCTAGCGACAGCACTACGCGCATTATAGTGTGACTTCCGCGTGACTTCAGCGTGATAACCGGACACGCACATCCCGCTATCCCCATGAGAATAAAATACTTGTTGACAGGCGGGGTAGCCCTGCGATAACCTGTGACTTCCGCGAGACTTCCTCCAGACAGGACGCGGTTCCAGTACCAATGGAGCGCGGAGGCCCCGGTCATGCCACCGGAGCAAATGGTGTGCCTCGATACCGTTTTCATTTGAGGGCTCTCCTTATGCGTAATGGCAGACCAGCGAAACGCGCCGTCACCAAACCGACCAAGCGCGTCACCTACACCCTGACCCTAGACCAAATCCAAGCCGTAGAAGAAGCCGCAGCCCAGGAGAACATCCAGTCCGGGTTGTACATCCCTCCTGCCAAAATCGTGGGCGAGCTGATCGACGCCCACCTCGGCTCCTCGCCGCCCGGTAAGAAGCGGATGCGGCGATCAGCGTAACCAAAACCAGACGGTAAACGGCCATGCAGGACCGACAGGATACGTGCGCGTGCGAGGTGTGCCGCCGACCCGGCGACAAGTGGTTCATCGGACGGTGGCTCTGCTGGGAGTGCTGGGAGTGCGAGTTTCACCGGCTGATCGAGGAGTGCTATGCGGGACCACGGTAAAGCCCAGCCCCGGATCGGCGGGAGCGAGATCAGCGCCCTGTTCGGGCTCAACGACTACCTGGACGAGCGGGCGCTCTGGATGCGGAAGAAGGATCCGATCCCGTGGGACGAGCCCAACGACCGGATGCGCCTCGGTAAGCACCTGGAGCGCGGCATTGCGGAATACTACGCCGACCTGGAGGGCGTCGAGATCGACTGGTGCGACATCACCAGCCAGCACCCGGTCTACGAGTTCATGTGCTACACCCCGGACGCCCTGGTGAGAGGGAAGCGGCGGGGGATGGACTGCAAGCTCGTCGGCTGGGATCAGTCTTACCGCTGGCGCCACGGCCCCACCGATCACTCCCAGATGCAGGCGTGGTGGTACATGGCCGCGCTCGATTACGACGAGTGGGACGTGGTGCCGCTGATCATGGGCGAGGACCGGCCTCGGGTCTACCGCGTGAAGCGGGACGCCGCCGTCGAGCGGATCATGCTCCGGAAAGCGGAGAGCTGGTGGCGGCGCTACCTCGTGGGCGACGAGCGCCCGCCCATCACCGGGAGCGATCTCAGCTCCGCGTGGCTGAAGCACACCTACCCCAAGCACCGGGCCAATACGCTCGATATCGCCGATGACGAGGAAGCCGCGCTCCTCACCGAGTACGGCCAGATCCGGCGCTGCTACCGCCGCTACGAGGCCGACAAGAAGCTGTGGGAGAACCGGATCAAGGAAGCGCTGGGGGAGCGCGAGGGGCTCCGGTGGCCGGGTGGGAAGCTCACCTGGAAGAAGACCCGCGACTCCCACGTAGTCGAGTGGGAGCCGCTCGCGGAGGCGCTCCTCGCACGCCATCCCGAGGGCGACCGGCTCCGCGAGGACTTCACCGTGACCAAGCCGGGGCACCGCCGTATTCACTTCAAACCTGTCGATGGAGAGGAGGAAGAACTTGGCTGAACCGATTACTCCGACCGTTCCCTTTCAGGCGATGGAGTGGCTGGAGCGGCTACTCAAGAACGTGGGATCGCCGGGAACCTGTACCGGCCCCAACTGTAAAGCTCCAGTCCTGTGGGTGATCCACGCCAACGGGCGGCGCTGCTGCTACAACCACAACGGCGAGCCCCACTGGGCCACGTGCCCCGACCGCGACAGTTTCCGCAAACGAGGAGGATACGCAAAGTGACACCCACCGATGAAAAGCCGGATCTGGCTCCGATGACGGATCTGGCTCCGCAGAAGCAACGCGCGACCGTGGAGCTGATCAAGGTTCTCAGCGCGCACCCCGAGCACGCGCCCTACATGAAGCAGCTCATCGAGGCCGAGGCGATGCGCGAGCTGTTCGACCAGGACTACCGGACGGCGCGGATGTTCGCGATGAGCGGGAAGTTCGATGACATCAAGGGCTCCACCCCGGAGCAGGCCGTCTGCGCCGCCATGACCAAGATCCGGATCGGCCGCGAGTGGGGGATGAACGACAGCGATTCGATGTCCTTCATCTACTTCACCAACGGACGGCCCAACGTGGCCACCGAGATCCTCGCCACCGCGATCCAGAAGGCGGGCTTCTCCTGGGACATCGACTGGAACTGGGTGGAGGAGCCGGGGGCGGGGAAGGGAGCGAAGCCCTGGCGGCGCTGCACCGGCTGTACGCTCTGGCTGAAGGAGCGGGACACCAACAAGCCCATCCTCGACCGCAACGGCGCTCCGGTGTCCGCGTGGTTCACCGAGGCCGACGCCGAGCACGCGGAGATTTACGAGAAGGGCGGGATCAAGAAGCTCTCCGAGAAGTGGAACTTTAAATCTTGGCCTCAAGATATGTACTTCTGGAGGGCCATGTCGCGGCTCCGGAAATACTACCTGACCGGCGTGATGCGCGGCGCGGTCCAGCGCGAGCTGATCGATGAGGAGCCGCCGCCTCCCACCATGCAACCCCAGCTCGCCGCGCCCGAGGAGCAAGCCGCGACTGAAGCCCAGCCCGAGAAATCGCTCCGCGACCGCATCCTGGAGGCCGAGCAGACCGAGCTGATCGACGTGGAGCGGCGGGAACCCGGCGAAGGGGAGTGATGAGCGATCCCCTAATCAAGCTCCGTTTCGTCGGACTCGCCAACGGGGATCCGCACGAGATCACCGGCCACTACCTGATTTCGTATGACGTGGAGTGGCACCTCCCGGACGGCTCCTACGACGGCGGGAATCTGGTGACGACCCCTCACCCGGCCAAAGCTGCTCTGTTCACGCCGTTCGAAGCATTCAGGCTCTGGCACTCCTCGCCGAGCTGCAAGTGTCATCACTGGCGCCAGGATGGGCAGGAGAACAGACCTCTCTCGGCATTCACGGTGGAGGTGGTGTAGATGGAAGCGAAGGCTATCGAAACGCCCTACAGGGGCTATCGCTGGATGTAGCGACCGCCGTTAAGCGAAAGAAAGAGCCGTGAAGAAAACATTCCGAGGCGGGGATTTGCGTGTGAGGGTTTGGGACCGCTGGAACGCTCCTACCGATACCCGCGGCCCCCTGGCTGATTTCCACGTGAAGTCACACGAGCAAGCAATACGAGCGCTCGATGACTATCCCAAAGTAGTCGAAGCATCACATCGCGGAGCGCTGTGGGTCAGGATCGAAGATGTTGACGGTCACGGCTGCTGGATACATATTGGGGAACCAAAATCAAAGGAGTGAAACTATGGCCAAGACGGAACGGAAGAAGCAGTATGACGTCGGTTTCGAGGACGCGATCCATCAGGTGCTGATGCTGCTCGCCATCGAAACCGAAACCTACCCGCGCTCGCCGAGCGCCGGGATGATCAACCGGGTGATGGAGAAGGAGACGGCGGGTCAGATCCAGGACTTGCTCCGGAAGTACGCGGAGCGGGTCGAGCTGGAAATCGCCAAGATGAGCCATGAACACGTTACGGCCTGAACTCCGCAAACTCCCGCTCCGGATGTCCGTGCTTCCGGTAGACGAGCGCGGCTACCCGGTCCCGGCCTTTGTAGACACCCTGCCGGACGGCACCCGCGATTTCCGATTCATGAGCAAGCGCCACTGGATCAAGTGCATCACCCATCGCGTCTGCTGGGTCTGCGGGATGAAGCTGGGGAGCTACCTCGCGTTCTTGATCGGCCCCATGTGCGCGATCAACCGGACCACCAGCGAGCCGCCCTCGCACAAGGAATGCGCGGAGTGGAGCGCTCAGTTCTGCCCCTTCCTCGCGCGGCCGAAGATGCACCGCCGCGAGGACGAGCTGACGGAGCACGCCAGGGAGCTGGACACCGAGCGCGGCTGTCCCATCCTCCGCAACCCCGGCGTCGCGCTGGTGTGGGTCACGCGCGGCTACCGGAGGTTGACGGGGCAAATGCTCCTCACGGTGGACGATCCCATCGAGGTGAGCTGGTGGGCCGAGGGCCGGCCTGCGACCAGAGCGGAGGTCGAGGAGTCCATCCGCACCGGCTACCCGCTCCTGATGGAGATGGCCGAGAAGGATGGCGCTACAGCCATGGCCGCGCTGGATGCGGCACGGCGCGGGATGGAAAGACTGCTCCCAAGACACTGAGGATGAATCGTGAGGCCCCTACCGCTAGATCCGGCGCTGTTTGGGGATTGGCGGCGCACCTGCTATCGCTGCGGCGCGGAGTTCTACGCGGAGCACCGGCGCCTGTGCGACGGCTGTCGGGCTCCAGAGCGCCCCAAGAAGCGGATCCACAAGCCGGGGGAGCCGCTCACGCGGCGGGAGTGGGAGGTCGTGGCCTTGGTGATGGAGGGGAAGCTCAACAAGCAAATCGCGAACACATTGGCGCTCACCGAGGGCACGGTCAAGGTGTACGTCCACCGGATCTTCCAGAAAGCTCAGGTGAACACCCGGACGTCGCTCGCCATGAAAGCCGTAGCGGGAGGACTGTCGTGACTACCTTCGCCTGGATCGTGGTCGGATTTATCGGCTTGCTGCTGGTCCTGATGATCGTCTCCTGGATCGAAGCGGCGATCCGGAACAAAACGAGAGGGGAGAAGTGAAATGTCGAGAGTGAGACTGAAAGTGGATCTGACGCAGTACGATTCGCGCTGTGTCGTCGGCTCGATGGGCACCATCGGTCCTCCATGCTCGATGTGGGCTAAGGGGTCCGATCTGTTCACGGGCGTTTACTTTGACTCCGGAGCAAGGCTAGATTGCCTCTGGCGTAGTCTTGAGGAAATAGAGGATACCCCATAATCCTGTAAATGCTATATGTCGCAAATAAATGGCTCTATCATATATAAACCTGAGATACTGGGATCCTATGGTACATACCCTAAACCACTGCTACGAGAGGAGTTCCACTAATGGAACCCCCTCGGAAGCTGCCGACGAAAGCCCTCACGCTCCAGCGCGTGACGGGGGAGGATACGCCAGAAGGGCGTGCGCGGATTGCTTGGGGAATCGATTTCATCCTGGGCGAGATCCGCGCCGCGCGGAAGCTCCGGGAGGGCGCCGATGAGCACTCAGCCGATATGCGCTCTGATGGCGCGGGTATCGCTGCCCTCCCAAGCGGAGAAGGGGTACTCGCTCGAAACACAGATCGAGCTTCTGACTCCGGTTATCGAGAAAAACGGCTACGCCGTCTCCGAGGATTGGGTTCTAAGGGATGACGGGTACCAGGGGAATGACTGGAATCGCCCCGCAATCAACCGGGGGCTGGACGCGATCCGCGAGGGGAAAGTAAAAGCTCTCGCGTTCATCAACGTGGATCGCTTCGCCCGCGATGTAGAGGGAGGGCTCGCGCTACTCCGTAAGGTCCGCGAGTCCGGGGGAATCATCATCTTTGGGGATCTCGGCCCGGTGAGCGATGATGCAAACTTCCGGCTCATGCTCCACTTGAGGCTGATGATCGCGGAGTATGAGAAGTCGCGCATCAAAACCAGATCGCGCGAAGTGGTGATGGCGAAAGTCCGGAACCTCAAACAGATCCACGGCGGGAAGGCTCCCTACGGCTACACCTACATCCCCAAGAGCGACACTCCGATTCCGCACCTCAAGATCAACCCGGACACCGCGCCCATCGTGCGCTTGATTTTCGCTTGGTACGATGTGGGATGCAGTCTCCGCGAGATCGTCAAGCGGCTGTCGCGCGATGGGATCCAGCCTCCGGGTCGGCCGCGGCAAACCAAGAAAAATAGCTATTGGGCCGTCACGGTGATCACCCGGATGATCCGCAACGAGGCCTACATCGGGGATTGGCACTACAACAAGTGCTACTTCACGGTGCCGGAAAAAATCGTGGATCCCTCCAAAACGCGCCACCGCCAAGCGACCAGCCTGAAGGTGAAGGACCGCTCGGAGTGGATCCGGATTCCGATTGATCCAATCGTGGATCGCGCCGTCTTCGCCCGCTGTAACGAGCGGCTCTCCAAAAACAAGCGTACGATTGGGGGGCGCCCCTCGGACCGCTATCTCCTCAAGGGGCTGGTGTGGTGCGCGAAGTGTGGGAAGCGGTTTTGCGGAGCGCGGAAGCGGCGCTCATCGGGCGAGTACCAGACCTACTACAACTGCACCAATCTCTCAAACCGGCGTCCGGCGAACGATTCCCCGGTTTGCACGGCGCCGAGGGCGAACGGAGTTCCCCTGGAGAATTTGGTCTGGGATGAAACCACGATGGCTCTCGGGGAAGAGGAGACGCTGACCCAACTCCTCCGGGAGCACGAGCGAGCCACGGGTAAATCCAAGCCATCGGATCGCGCCAAGCTCGCCGCCAGGATCGAGGAGCTGCTGGAGAACGAGCTGCAATACCGCACCGATGCTTCGCGGGTTCGCCGCTCCGATCCTCGCGCTCGCCAGATCCGGGAGCACTATGCCCAGCTCATCGCGGAGTCGGCCCGTCAGCGGGACGCGCTCTCCCTGGAGCTGGCGAAGATCGCTCCCGCCACCAACCGCGCGAATATCCACGATCTGGTGGTGGAATTTCGAGAGGGGTTAAAAGACCTCTCCCGCGCGGCAAAGCAAAAACTCCTCTCGCGCTGGGTATCGAGGGTGGAGTATTATGACGGCGAAGTGAGCATTCATCTCGCCATCCCGTTGTTGGGACAAGGGGCGGCGGGGGTCCAAAACTGTAACGGTGGTCAACCCCACTGTAACAGTTTTATACCCCTAATCCTACACCGGAGGGTCGCATGACCCTCCACTCCAACTCCAACCGTAACAGCAATATCCAGGGGGCGACGCAAGCCGCCCCTCCCCGTATCGGCGAGCTGTATCTCCAGCTCGGAGTCCGGCTGGTGGTGATCGATGTCACCGATACCCACGTGTATCTGACCTGTAGGGCGGGGCGTACCCCCGCCCCGCTGGTGGCGTGTACCATCGAGCGGTTCCAGCTCGATCTCGCGGCGGGACATGTGATCCCGGACGTGGAGGCGGCGTGATGGTGGTTCACTGCTCCGTCTGTCACGCCGCTTTCGAGGACAAGTACATCGTCTGTCCGCGCTGTACGGAGGTCCAGGCGAGAGTGCATTACCTGGCGCTCCAGCGGAACTACCGGGAGGACATCCTCCTGGAGCGAGTTCCGCTCCAGCTCGGGCTGATGGAGGGGAAGCAGCACATCCAGTTCATCGCGGGCGATCCCCATCACGGGCTCTGTGGCCGGAAGCTCCATTTCTCCAAGCGGTTGGAACGGCGGTACGGCGAGCTGGAGTTTATGGACACGCTCTGCGCGGAGTGTAAAGGCCAGCTCCAAGAAATCGTAAAGCTGGTGGCCGCATGAGCTTTCGTCTCACCTCGCCGACTTTCGAGCAGTCCGAGGACGAGGTAATCGCTCGATGTCAAGAGTTTCTCTCGCGCCGCGGCTGGTGGTTGCGGCGTAATCCTGTCGGACGCTACTGGACCCACAGTGGTCATCCGGTGGACTTCGGGCCTCCTGGTATCCCGGACTACACCGCGATCCACGCAACGTACCCGGCGTTCTTTGTGGAGTTCAAGCGACCCCGAGCCCACCTCAGACCGGGACAGGTCGACAAATTCAGGGAGATCCAATTCGGCTTCGGGCTCCACGCCGTGATGGTGGACAGCGCCGAGGAGCTGGTCGCGTTTTTGAGCGGCCACGAAGCTCGATCCGCCAGGGGTCCGTAACCCCGAAACCTCCGCTCCAAAAACAGAAGCGCTCCGGAGCAGTTTGGCGACTATCCCGGAGCGCTAAAGCCCAAAACAAGCCCGGCCGCGATTAACAACCGGAAGAACCGGTCACCCCCCAGACCGTCAAGGAGCAGGAAAATGACCGTCCCTGACACCAAGTTTTACCGAACCCTGCCAATTCATCCAGTAGTAAAAACCCTAGCCGGTGACGCACAAGTACTGCTCGCCACACTTTACTGGTACAGAAATGCACGTACCGGGCAATTAAATCCCCGTCAGGAGACAATCGCCAAAAACCTCGGCTGGTCACTGCGCAAAATTCAACGGCGGATGAGGGATCTGCGCGAGACGTGCATCATCCGGACGATCCCCGGCCAACGTGCGGCAGATTACGAGATCCTACCTGTCGAGAGGTGGCACCGGAAGCCATGTAAGCCCCGTGTAATCCAGCTCAAAATGGCCTTTTCTGTCGCGACAGAAGTGGCGGGGCAGGATTCCCCCTTCCTTAATGAAAGAGAGACATTTCTTTCTGAACTAAAAACAGAGCCGCCGCCGCCAAGCTCCGATACTGTTAGCGGCAGCGGAAGGCGACCGGCTGGCGTCGGCGGCGCGCCTGCGGCGCCAAAAGAAAAACCTCCCAGGAAGGCCGAAAACCCTCCCCCCGCAGGCTCACCCGGTGAGCCACCCCCTACAACTCGGGTTGAAAGACCATCAACTCCGGTTGTAGTCCGGGATGAGCATCACCGTACGGCCCAGGCCCTGGTCGGGGAGCTGGCCCCGATCCACCCCACAGCCGGGAACATGGCCAGGGCGGTGGAGCCGATCGCGCGGCTGCTGAGGTCCGGCGAGGCGACGCTCGAATCCCTAAGATCCAGCCACGCGGCCTATCGGCGGATGTGGGCGAACTACCGCCGCGGCCGGTTCATTCCGCAGCTCTGGCGCTGGATCGAGGACAACGACTGGCGCTACGCGCCGGATGAGGCCCAGATCAAGTCAGCGTTCAACCCAGCGGAGCGGGAAGCGGAAGCGGAGGCCCAAAAGACCGCCGCGCGGCTGGCGCGGGAGATCGCGGAGGACGCGGAGCGGGAGAAGCGAGCGCAGGAAAAGCGGGAGCGGGCCCTGGCTGAGTGGCGCCAATTGAAAGCCGAGGGGAGAATCCTGTGACGCTGGACCGCCAAGCCGCGCACGAGCTGATCCTCCGTTTCAAGATCCTGGAGAAGTTCCCCAAGACGGACGAGGGGGTAAAGGCGCTGGTGGACGCGCTCCTCACGGTTGCCTCTCCGGTGAAAGCGGAGCGGCTGGTCGAGAGCTGGATCAAGAACAACCGGCGCGCGCCGATGCCCTGCGATGTGTACGACGCGATAGGCCGCGCGTCGGAGCCGATGCGTCACGCCTCGGCGCTGCTCCCGCCGCTCCCGCGCGGCCAAGAGCCGCCGCCGCTCGAATACCGCTGCAACCAGTGCGAGGACACGGGCTGGTACATCATCACGACCAACCGGCCCATCCCGGATCTACCCGGCGAGTTCTACACCGCTGCCAAGCGCTGCCCGCACCCCCTGGAAGCTCGCGGCTCAAAATATGACTGACGGATCACGCACGCTCGCTGCGATTTTCGTGTGATTTTCGTGCGATTGGCTGGTGATAGCGCTACCCTGGAGATGGTATACCGTGGTGTGATAGCACCCGGAGCCGTAAGGAGAAGCGATTGAAGAAACCCAAACCACCAGAAGTCGACGCCGAGCTGCTCCACTACGCTCAGCTCGGGATGTCCCAAACCATCGAGCACCTGGAGAACCGGATCGGGGAGATCCGGGAACGGCTGGGCGGGCTAAAGAACGGAGTAGTCAAATCACGGAAATGTGCCGTGAGCGGAGGCGTCGGCGTCGCGTCATCCTGGGCCAAGTTCGACACCCCGGAGAAGCGGAGCGCGGAGATGCTCCGGAGGCGAGCGCTCACCGCGAAAAACAAATTGCGCGTCAAGCTGGCGGTGGCGTCGTGACCCGCGAGCGCACCTTCTCCCGTCGGATCTACGGGGTGATGGAGATCTTCACCCACGCGGGCCGCGGCTACCACATGCCTCGCGATGAGGCGCAGACGCTCGACCAGCGCCCTTTCCGCGCTCTCCTGGTCCGGGAGTGGATCAGCTTCCGGCCTGAGCGCGGCTTCCATCTGACCCGCGCGGGCTGGGACGCCTGGAAGGATCTCCACTCGACCAGCGTGATCCGGAAGAACCCCATAGCGCCCTTGACCGCGTATTTTGACGAGAAGGATTACGGGCTCCATCGAGTCCACACCATGCCGCGACGGGGCGCGGCGTGATGTCGGGGCGGGCTCCGGAGTGGAGGCACGACCACGTAGCACGGAGCCCGCTACCTGGAGGAAACGATGAAAAACGAACTTGAAGGTTTACGCGTGGTGGAGGACAACGGCCCGATAGGACCGTATCACCGTCCGATCCGGCGCGTCATCGATGCGATCCTCAACATCGCGCACGTGGAGCTGGCGTGCGGTCACACCGTCATCGTCACCAACCCGGAGCTGATCGCGGAGCGCAGCTTCCTGGTACTGTGCGGCGAGTGCGAGGCTCAGGATCAGCAGTGAAACGGTTCAAGGTCAGCTTCGATGTCCAAGGCCCCGACGGCTCCCACCCTCGCCAAGTGAGCGAGATTGTAGAAACCGCGCTCGATCAGGTGTTCCAGCACAAAGCTCCCCACTTCAGCGTTCGCGTCCGCGAGATCAAGCCGAAACGAAAGCGTGAAGCACCATGTCCTCAGACGAACTCGCCCTCCGATACGGGGGATTGCTGGTAGTCGTTCACCCCCCATACAGCCCCGTAGATCGACAGATCGTGTTCATCAGCTTCCTCACTGAAGACTGCGCGATCCTGTGTCTCGATTGCGGACATTTCTTTATTGCGCGGGGCCTCCTCCCCAACGCGCTCTACCATCCGGGCCGCATCCGCTGCGGCGCCTGCGCGGCGAGGTTGAACTGATGCCGAACGCCAAGTTCCCCTCCTCGGCCAAAATCCTCGCCGCCGTGAGCAAGACCATCCGCGAGTTCCGGCTCTCCCGCAACATGTCCCAGGAGGCGCTGGCGACCGCCTCGGGGATCGACAGGGGCTACATGGGCTCGCTCTGTCGCGGCGAGCATATGCCCACCGTCGAGACCGTGCTCAAGGTGTGCGCGGGGATGGAGGTCCCTCCCGAGGTGTTCACGCGGGAGCTGATGAAGAAGTTCCGGAATAATAGAAAATCGACATGAGAGGCCTGAAGCTGGCGAACCCGCCCTACGGCCCGTACGACCGGGAGATCAAATATTGTCTCGCTCTCCACGACAAGCAGATGCCGATGCTCGGCATAGCGCTCGATTGCGGCCACATGGTCATGCTCGGCGGGATGGAGTTATTGAAATCCGAGTGGGCTCGCGCCACCTCCGCAGACTGGATCGGGGGCCGCATCCGCTGCGAGGTGTGCGTGGTGAGGGGAAACTAGAGGTATGAAAGCCGAATTTCTGGTGGACCGCACAGCGGTCATTTTCGAGGTCGATTTAACGGGTCTGGTGGAGCCTCCCCGGACCCTGTTCATCACAACCAGGAAGTGCCCCAAGAGCCCGACCCTGGTGTACGATCTGGTGTTCGACCGGAAGGACGCGGATCGCGAGACGCTGGTGTACCGGATGCTCGGCTCGCGGACTCCGGGGGTAGCGGCGTTTCAGCCATGAGCGACGAGTATTTCATCTCCGCAGCCAAAAATCCCATAGCGGGCGATCCCAGGTGTCCTACATGCGGCAGGCCCGCTGACGGAGCGACGAGCTTCAACAACGTGGACGAGTACGTCGATCCCCAACCCGGCGATCTAGCGTTGTGCCTCTACTGCGGCGCATTCCTCCGGTACGACGAAAGCATGCGGCCAGAGTTGCTGTCGCGAGCGGAATGGCGGCGAATCGCGCGGAGCGATCCCGGCTTGCGCGATCTGATGGAAGTAGCGGAGATGGCGGCGCGCGCGGCGCGAAAGACATGGCACTAAGCCCCGAGACCGAGAGCGCCCTCAAGCTGGTGCTGCTGTTTTACAGCGGCGTGTGGGACCGTAAGCAGCAGATCGCCTGGGACAACTATATCCGCGTGATCGAAGAAGCGACAGGCCGTCGGATCGAGCATGAACCGACCTCGCGCATCCTCTGCGACGCGGTCCGCGCGGTGCTGTACGCGGGGAGCGAATATGCTGCATCGACTCTGGCTTACCCACCCGAAGATGACGGTGGCCGTGGGGGTGGATGAGGATCTGATCATCGTGGAGGCCGCGCCCATCGTGGGGCGGTTCGTTGGCCAGCCGATCACGAACCTGACCAACTGGCTGAACGCGATGGGGCCGGGGCTGGAGGTGGAGGAGCTGTGACAATCCACGATCACTTTGATGGCTCCGCTCACTGCGTGGAGTGTGGGGGGCCATGTCGGCTCGATCCGGAATCAGCAGCGGTGACAGGTGTCATCCGTCACCTGTATGAAGCGCTTGCAAGTACTGGAACAGGTCCCAACATGATGGTGAGGAGCGCGATGGAAAAGCTCGGCCTGGATGCGATGGGGTTCTGGATGCGAGCGCGGGGAGCGACCGAGAGGGAATGGCGTGGCCGCTATCCTCGGTAAAAAGCAATCCCTCTCTTCCCAAGCCATCTGGCTGGAAGCGAGACGCCGCGCGGCTGAACTGGACATCCGCCCCCGGATCGATGAGACGATCCAACGGATTCGCGAGACGGTGGGCCACCGGGATCTCGCCTTCGGCTGGAGCGGAGGGAAGGACTCCATCGTCCTCGAAAAGATCCTCGCGCTGGCTGGCTACCGGGCCTGTGTCCTGGTGATCACCCAGCTCGAATACCGCGCGTTTCTCCAGTGGGCGACCGACCACATGCCCGAGAGGCTTACCGTGATCCGGACGCATCACGATCTGGATTGGCTCGCCAGGAACGAGGAGATGCTGTTTCCAAAAGACGCCGCTATCGCGGCGCGATGGTTTCATCAGGTCCAGCACTGGGGCCAGGAGGTGTACCTCAAGCGGGAGCGGTTCGATCTCCTGGCGGTCGGCCGACGCCGCAAGGACGGCAACTACTGCGGCCGCGACGGGATCTACACCAACGCCCGAGGGATCACGCGCTACGCGCCGCTGGCCGACTGGACCCACGAGGAAGTCTTCGCTGCGATAGAGTACTTTCAAGCGGCGCTTCCACCCAACTACAGTTGGCCGCGCGGGTATCAGGTCGGGACGGGGCCGTGGGCAGCTCGACAGTTTGCGTCGACGCAAGATCAGGCGTGGCGCGAGGTATGGGAGATCGAGCCGGGAATCGTGGAGGCTGCTGCCACCCGGCTGGAGAGCGCGAGGGAGTGGATGCGCGATGGACGGCTCCGACTGGGTGATCTTCACGGTGGCGATCATCGTCGTGCTCTATCTGCTCCGTAGGTGGGGGAGGGTAGGATGATCAGTTGGCGCGACGAGGTAGGGATGGCGACCCTGGAGCTGAACGGGGCGCTCGACAAGCATGCAACCTCAGAGCAAGCTCTGGAGCACCTCCAGGAAGCGCAGCGGCACGTCAACAACGCCGTGGAGGAGCTGGAGGGGCGGATCCGGTGAGCGAGGAGCGGCGATCCTGGCGGGAATGGGAGGAGGGGCGCGAGCATCGCGACTCGGTCCCACTCCCGGCCACGTGTATGTTGTGCGGATTCTGGAAGGACTGTCACCGTGTCAACGATCTCGGCTGGGTTTGTGTCCAATGTCTGAGGCGAACGTGATGTGCGGGCTTCTCGCTTGGGCCGGCGCGGTCGGCGGCGAGCTGGGGGATCTCCTCCAGGACATCCGCCGCAGGGGGCCGGACATGCTGGGGATCGCGCTCCCGATGGACACCGGCTGGGCGGTCCACCGCTACCGGACGCCAAGCTGGCCCTACGGCTGGGATCTGGAGAGCGAGATCGCGCCCGCGACCTGGGGCGTGGCCCACGCGCGGCTCGCGACATCAGGGGATGGGAGCCTTGACGATGGGCAGCCCCTCCTGGTCGGAGACGATCTGGTGTTCGCGCACAACGGGACTGTGTATCGGCACTTGGAGCTGGCGCGAAACCTCGACCACGAAACCCCCCTCCAGACCGGGAATGACAGCGAGGCCTTGGCCTGGCTGTTCGAGGCCTGCGGGCGGGATCCGCTGGACACCATGCGGCACCTTCGCTTACATCAGGGAACCGGCGCTCACGCCTGGATCGCGGCTACGCCGGAACGGATGTGGATCGTCCCGTGGGGCCAGCCCCTCTGGTTTCGGGAGTGGGAGGGGAAACGGGTGGTTTCCTCCTGGCGGTTCAGGGGCTCCCAGCTCCTCGCCGCCGGGATGATGCGGGTGTGGGAGCGCGATAGAAAGGAGAACCGGAATGTATCAGCCTCTATCGACCGACGTGAGCGGCCGCAACTACCAGGAGGAAATGCGGATCATGCTCCAGGTAATGATCCCGGCTTACGAGGATCACTTCACGCTGCCCAAACTGGGGCCGTCGCTGATCAAGGAAATGAACGACATGCTGGAGTTCTGCGCGGCTACGGTGACCGGCGTCGAGGACCGCGCCCAGGCGATCATCGACTACCTGGAGCACCACTACAACGACGGCCCTAAACCCGAGTGGTATGCCAATCTGACGGGGGGCAAATGATCATCACGGTGAAACTGGTGTTGCTCGTCCTGGCTTTCGTGCTGTTCGTGTTAGCCGCGGCGGGCGTCACGCACCCGCGCTGGAACCTCATCGGGGCGGGGCTGGCTTGCTGGGTGGCTTCGCTGCTGTTCAACCCGGCGGTTCCGTAAGAGACAACCATTACACATCAGCTCCGTGGTGTGGTACGATTGGAGCGTATGTACAACCACACCAAGGGGGCTGACAGTGAGTAGAGCCTGGAGCCCCACATTCGACATGAGCACGATCCCGGAGGGGATCTTCAACAGCGAGCTGGCGCGGCGGAATTCGGCCAAGCGCAAGACCAAATCGGGCGGGGTGGTCTGGGGTCAGCACAACCCGGACACGCTCCGCTGTAGGTGCGCGGACTGCTCCGTGAAGCGCGAGGAGCGCCGCGCGGAGGAAGCGGAGATCCCCAAGCGTCCGCAGGGTCGGCCGCCGAAGGAGCCGGTGGTGACGGTGAAGCGGCCCCAGGGTCGGCCCCGCCTCCACCCGGAGATCGACCCCGTGGCTCCCAAGCGGCCCAGGGGGAGGCCGCGGAAGGTTGCGTAGACAATCGCAACCCCCAGTGTCGATTTTCTGGGACATCGATCGGAACATGCTCCATCCTGGGATCACGGGATCGATGATCCCGAATCTAACGTGAAAAGGAACTCTAAACCAAGTGGTAGCTAAGAAGAAAGCGGCTCCAGCCGCTAAAGCGGCGCCCGCTAAAAAAGCGGCGCCCAAGAAGAAGGAGGCAGCGGAAGTCGTAACGCTTCCGGTCACTCCACCTCCTGTAAAAGAGGAGGAGAAAAAAGAGGCGGAACCCGTCGGCGCTCCGCTCCCCGCTCCGGATAAGCTGAGCGCGACGGGGCCGAGCGCTAAGTACCCCTTCGGGATCAAGATCACCCAGGGGAAGCACGTCGCCTACGAGCGATTCGAGCGAGCGGATACGCGGGATATGCGCCTCGCATCGTTCGGGAAGCGGGCCGAGGTGGAAGCGGTGGATTACAAGCCGCTCCAAGCGCCCGCTCCCAAAGCGGCTCCCAAGGGCCCTCAAGCGGTCCCGGATAAGCCCAAGGTCGCCAACATCAACAAGCGGATCACCGAGGGCGCCGAAGTCAAGGAGTGGCGCTGGGTGAGATCGCTGCGGCAGGGGTACCCCGGTTTCTTCGCGCAGGGCGGTCACTACAAGCGGACCAACCGGGGAAACGAGTTCGTGGTGGGGGAGGAGCATCACTTCAAGCTCCTCGCGGACGCTCAGCGTTTCGTGATGGAGAAAGCTCCCACAACCACGTAGGGCAGAGCCCCGCGCGACCCTCTCTCCGCGCGGGGCGACTCCCTGAAAGGAACCCAAAACCGAATGGAAAAAACCAAGAAGCTACAGGTGTATCAAATCGCGGTCACCGAATTCTGGCGGCTGGTATACCGCGTGGAGGCCGAGGAGAACGATCCCTCCGCCGCGCTCACGATGTACGAGTGCCTCGCGGCGCTCGGCTCGCTCCCGGATCCCCAGCGGACCCCGCTCGGGCGGATCGAGCCTCCCGAGTTCGTCTACGACGAGAGCGGGCGAGTGCTCCACTCCAACCCGCCCCCCAAGGATGACGCGGAGCGGATGCTGTTCGTGGAGCTGTTCCGGCGACAGGCGCGGGGGAAGAACCTCCGGAGCGTGCAGATCGGGATGAAGCTCATTTGCGAGATCAAGTGCTGGGATCTCCGCGAGCTGCGGAAGGAGGTGTACGCGGCATGAGGCTGATTATTCCCATGAACCAGACCCACAAGGAAGCGGCCGAGTGGAATCGGACGCACCGGAAGGCGATGGAGGAAACCATCATACAGATGATCCTCACCGACCCAAACCCCATCGAAACGCTGCTGGCAGAGTTGTCGGACGGCGCCCTCCGGGGATTCATTCTCAGGCGGGGGGATCTGAAGAAATGACCAAAGTCTACGTACAACCCGGCGAGATCGTCCGTCTCTGTCTAGCTCACTCCGAGGTGTGCATGCACATGGGCGTGGCCGGGAAGGTGATGGACGTCAAGCTCGTCCAGGGCGCTCCCGAGGCGTGGCCGATGGCGCAGCTTCTCACCGTCGAGGGGCTGGAGTACTCCGCTCCCATCACCGTGGGCGAGGCGGGCTTTTACTACGAGAACGACACCAAGCGGTTCTACTGCTACCCGGAGGCTCGATGAAAAACGTGCTGGAATTTGGCTTGAACGCCGCTCTCCCCCCGCGCACCAAAGTCGCGTGGGGGGCGCGGCTGATCTACCCGGACGATCTCGTCCCGGATCGGAAGTCGCAATTCGGGATGTACGATCCCGAGAAGCGTGAATACACGCCCAAGGGCCAGAAGCTCCGTGAGTGGCTCAACAACGGAGCGCTGGGGAAAGCGCTGAAAGCCTCGCGGTTTGTCTTTCCCCGCTCTTACGATTCGAGCGGGATCGATCCGGAGCGCATCAAGGTGATGTACGAGGATGAGGCGGGCGTGATCAAGGGCTGTCCCGCTGGCGGCTACGTGTACGTCGCGGCGTGGCTAAAAACGCAGTAGCGTGTCGATTGTCTGGTTACATCAGCTCGGTGGTGTGTTACCTTGGGGGAGTAGCGATAAGCGCTCCCCCGTTCTTGTTGAGGGGAGCGCGGGAAGGAACCTTAAACCAACGATGGCGGAAGTAATCAAAACCACGGGCGAACGGATCATCGTCGCGCCCAAGAGCGGTAAAAAGAAGTTCACCCTGGAGGAGCTTCAGGGGTACGTGGGAGGCTACATCGAAGCGGTGTACCTCCCCAAACGGCGGGTGATGGTGGTGAACGAGGAGGGGAAGCTCCGCGGGCTCCCGTTCAACCAGATCGCCACCGCGATGGTGATGGAAGCGGGGCAGATCGTTGGCCCCATCGTGGGCGACGTGATCATCTGCGGACCGGGGGAGATGTAGCATGATGACCCCCGAACGCAGGACCAAGGTCAAGGCCGCGATCCAGGTTTTGATCGATGAGGTGAACGGCGGGACGCCCGCCGAGCTGGCCGAGGTGATGTTTGAGGTGCTCACCAAAACCCACCGCACTCTCCAGCAGTCGTTCCTGGGAGCGGTGAAGATCACGCTCCACAAGTACGGCTCGCTGGAGCCGTTCCGGATCGATCTCCGGAACGAGTTTGCCTGGAAGTGGGCGAAGGAAGTCTCCAAGATCGAGAACTCGGATGTGAGGTTCCCGCTGATATGAACCTCACCAAGCCCGTCAAAATCTTCATCTGCGCGGATGGAACTATCACCTACGGAGACCGCCCCTTTAACGGGGCGGCGCTCCCGGTGCATTCGGTGGATACCCCGGAGACCGCCCACGCGCTCCAGATCCTCCTGGGGAAACTCCAGTACCGCGAGCACCCGGATCTCCCCGGTAAGCCGTGGTACCGCTTCACCGTGATCGAGCTGATCGGCGACGTGGACAAGCTCCCGGAGATCGGGCAGCTCTTCCAGGATGCGGAGGGGAGGATCGGGAAATGAGCGAACACATCCCTCTCTCCGGTGGGCGCTCCGTGTGGAGCAGCGGAAAGCACAAACAGCGGCGGATCGCGGAGCTGAATGATCTCGCGCGAACTGCGATGGGCGTGGCGTCCAAGCTGATCCAGACGTCCGGGATCAGCGCTCTCGCGCCCGAGGACCAATCGAAGATCCGGGAGGAGGTGGAGAAGTTCAACAAATTCACCCCGGATAACGATCCGTACGGCGAGCACGATTTCGGCTCGTTCTTCCATAAGAGCCACAAGATCTTCTGGAAGATCGATTACTACGACAAGAACTACCAGCACGGGAGCGAGCACCCGGAGGACCCCTCGGTAACGCGGCGGGTTCTCACCATCATGCTCGCGGAGGAGTACTGATGAAACCGACGATGGAGCAGGCAAAAAAACGCTACAAGAGCCACACGCGCGGAATCCTCACAGCGGAGTTCAAGAAGTATTGCGAGGCCGCTGAGTGGATCGAGATCGACGGGTACCCGGCGCTTCAATCGCGGGTATTTGATCGGAACATCCTCCTCCACTTCCGGACGGATGGCGATGGGGTGTTCGCGGCAGTGGGTCACCCGGATAAGTACGACGGGATGAGCACCCGCGCGTTCGGGAAAGGAGATCGCTGAGGGTGCGCGAGGTGCGCGTATCTGTGGAGCTGAGCCGGACCCCCAAAAGGGTCTGGCTTAAGATTCTCCCCAAGGAGGGAGCAGCGCAGATCTTCAACATTTCCGCTATCGATGCGGAGCGGTTACGGAACCGCTGGTGCGAGCGGTTGAGCGAGGAGTACGACGTGGTGATCTCGGGGCCGATCCCCCGGCGCGGGAGAGCGCCGCGGCTGGAGCTGGTCCCGGACTCGAAAGGAGAATTGAGAGCCTACAAATGACATACACACTGGTCCAGCATTCCGCGTGGGTCGCCAAGCGCGATCCACAGTTCCAATGGGCGGTCGAGACGAGATCGATCCAAACCAAGGCGCAGGGCGAGCGCGTCCTCAAGGCCGGGGGCGTGATCTTCACCGATTACAATCTGGCGAGCGAGCGCGAGTACGCGGAGAATTACCCGCCGCACATCCAGGGGATCGTCCCGAGGTGTGAGGGCCACTTCGCTACAGCGGTGCTCGATGGGAGTCCGATCTACGTGCCGCGAGAACAGTAGCGTCGATTGGCGAACATAAATACACACATCAGCTTCCTGATGTGGTACCCTTGGGGGGAGTAGCGATAAGCGCTCCCCCAGTTTTCTTGAGGAGCGTGAGAGGAAACCCAATGAGCAATTCTTATCTGACACGTAAAGACGAGGGAGTGGGCGATGGGGTATTCGATTCCATCGCCTGGGCGCTGGAGGTCCACGTCAAGATCCCGGATACGGGGAAGTACAACGCGGCGCTCTTGTACGGGAACGAGGGCGCTCCGGACAAGATCGAGTTCTACACCCAGCGGGAGCCGCTGGTGACGGACAAGGTAGCGTTCACCTGGAAACCGGAGGGAGGCGCATGAGCGCCTCCCTCGATGCGCTCCGCGAGTACATGGAACAGCGGGTGGCGTGCCAGAAGCACTTCCGCATGGCGCCCGAGGGCTGGCGGTTCTCCTGTATCGAGGACATCGTGCTCCAGCACGGTAAGGTATACGAGCCGCGGCCTGCTCCGTTCCATCCGATCCCCAAGGCTTGCTATCACCGCGCGTACACCCTGGCTACCCCCGCGCGGTCCAAGTGGATCTACGTCGAGGGCTACGCGATGAACGGGCCCTTCCTCCACATCCCGGTCCAGCACGCTTGGCTCACCAGGGCGGATGATCCCACGGGCGCCTACGAGTTGGCGTGGGAGGGGGAATCGAGCGAGCGGGTGTACATCGGAATCCCGGTCCGGAAGGATCATGTGAAGGAAATGCACCGGAAGTCGAAGGGGCAGTGGTACAGCGTTTTCGATTCCTGGTGGGCTGGCTATCCTCACGTTTCGGGCGAGATCCCCATAGAGGATGTGATCGACAGGTAGCGTCGATTGTCGCCGTAACCGCTTTACATCAGCTTGGTGGTGCGATACCATTAAAGAGTACCCCGCTGGAGAGCGGGGAATCGAAAGGAACCTTAAACCAATCGTGGCTACACCGAATAAACAACAACTCGTCGCGGCGCTGGAGATCATCCAGGCCGTGGGCGAAGCGATCCAGACGCTGGGTCGCGTTCCCTCCGGGGAGCTGTACGCAAACCTGATGGGAACCCTGAGTTTTGAGCGCTACACCGAGATCGTCCGGATTCTGGTCAACGCGGGCGTGGTGCGCGAGGAGCGCTCCGGGCTCCTCACGTGGATCGGGCCGGTGAGGAGGACAGTCTAATGGCGGGGGAGCGAAAAACTCCCTCCACGCTGGGGGAGTGGGACATCGAGATTGCTGAGCGCAGTCAGGCTGATCTCCTCAACTATCAAGAGGCGCTCCGTACGCTCCGCGACGAGTGGGAAGCGTTCAACGGCGCGTTCAAGTGGACGCGGATGTTCGTCCTGATCGACTCGATCCAGTTCGAGCTGGATCGCCGCGCTCGCGGCCGCGCTCAAGAGCCGCTACCGGAGGTGACGAGGTGAATCAACCGCAGGATTACATCGGAATCCTGATGTGGGGGAGGGAGCTTGGCTCCTTCCTCCCCTACATCCGGGAGGAACAAGCGAAGGCAGCGGCGGCAAACGCTCCGCTCGACGCGATCTTTGAGAAAACCGCTCCGGGTGGAGTGCGCACCGGCATTTGGCGTACGATCCGCGATCTCGCGGACGGTCACCCGTTCCACGCGAAGTACCAGCAGGCGCTCAAGGAGAAGCGATGAACCGGATCACCGAAATCAAGCTCACGCTCCAGGGCGAATCGTCCTGGATCATCGAAGTCACCAAGGAGTTCGCCCCCCAGTACGGGGGCGGCTCCCAGGTGTTTACCGAGTACGGCGGCGCGGAGATCCACGAGGCGCTCAGGCGGGCCTCCTACATGGTCACCTTCACCCCCGCTCACCGCGCGGACTTCCACTCGTTCGTGGCTACCCCCGAGGGCGGCGATTGCTCCTCCTGCGGTCGCGAGCGGTCCCACATGATCCACAACTCCAGGGAGGTGAGCAATGCCGCTCAAAATGAAGGCTGAGCATTACGAGGCCCTGGCCGCGGCGCTCCAGCCGGTGTTCGCGAAACACTCTCCGGCCAGCTACCGCGCGGCGGGACTCAGCGAGAAGCGTTTCCGCTGGGATGCGCTCTGGGCGATCCAGCGCTCCGAGTGGGTCTGTCGCGAGCTGTACCCGTACCTCAACGATGATCACATCGACTCTGCACTTAAGCAAATGGTGGAGGAGCACTATGGATCCGAACGCTAATCTGCAAGACGCGCTCTGGATTGCGCGAGCGCTGGTAATGCCCGAGGGCGGGGTGGAGCGATCCGAGGAGGAAACCGCCCGTCTGGGGATGCGGCTCGCCGAGCTGGTGGTCGCGCTCGATGAGTGGATCCTCAAAGGCGGATTCCTCCCGAGGCGCTGGGATCCCACGGTCCCGAAGGACATCATCCTGGGAGGGAGCCGGTGAAACGACCCTACCTGTTCGTGAACATCAAATCGCGCTCCATGCTCCCCAAGCTGGACCCGCTCCAACTGGACGCGCTCGCTACCCGGATCGGCCTGACGCTCGCGCAGCTTGAGCGGCTCCAGGAGGTCGCTTACGGCGTGTACCAGGAGATCGGACACGATCTCGCGGAGCTGGGGGAAATGACCCGCTACGTGGTGGTCGAAACCGTTCTCGATGCGGGCCGCGTCCGCGAGCGGCTTGGCCGTAACGCCGAGGATCAGGCGCTGATTCCTGCTTATGATCGGCTTTCCGATTACCCGCTCGATCACGTCTACGAGGCCTTCGCAGCGGGCTTTCCATATCCGAGGTACGAGTGATGGAGATTCCCCAGGAAGCGGTATTTGCGCGTCAGCTCCTCGCGGAGCTGGCGTGTCTCCTCCCCAACGCGATGGAGCGCGAGTTTCCCGGACACCTGGGATGTATCCTCGCTACCCGGCTCGCTATCGAGGTGTGCGAGCACTTCGGCGTCAAGGCGCGTCCGCTGGCGTGTCAGGTGATCGCGTACAACGCCCAGTACAAGGCGCACATGGATCGCGGCGATGAGTTCGATGTGGAGCGCTGGTATCGGGAGGACGGAGCGCATTCGGTGGGGATCGGGTTCGATCAGGGGGATCAGCCGGGGAGCTGGAACGGCCATCTGATCGTGGTCGCGGAAGACACCTTTGCCGATTACACGCTGATGAACGTCGAGCGGCCCATGCTGGGACTCATCATCGGGATGCCGCTGGTGGGTCCGTACCGGGGAACAAGAACTTGGATGGCCGAGAACGGCCACGGGACGGTGGTTGAATACAAGGAAATCGACAATACGCGCTACCGCGCGGCGCCGGATTGGACAGACCCTAAGCGGCGGAAGGCGATCTGCGGTCCGCTGATCCGCGAGATGGAACGAAGGTTTAGCTGAAGGTTTTCATCCTCGATTGGTTTTTCCTTCAGCGGCTCCCGCTCGGTAGGCTCGGGCGGGAGCTTCTTTTTTGGTGACATCACCTACGTGGTGTGGTACCATTTAGGAGTACTCCCATAGAGGGGTACGAGAGAGGAACTACTAAACCGAATGCAGTTGATCACAAACCAATCGGCGCTGGATCGAGCGATCCAGGGCGAGTACGGCGCGTACCGGATCCCGCGCGGCGCCCGGTTCTCGGCGGGCGTAAAGCTCGGCTCCGGGATCTACGTGATGGGCCGGAACTACATCGAGCTATCCAACGAGCTGGATGCGGAGCGGCTCGCGAGCGCGTTGATCGCGGAGCGGGCCTACAAGCTCAGCAAGAAGGGCGTCAAGCGGCTCACCCTGGAGGGGGGCAAGATCGTGGTGGGAGGAGCGAGCAAATGAAGCGGATGACCAAGAACGAGGCGAACATCATCGGGAACTTTGTCGCGGATCGGGTCGGTCCGCTGGTGGGGGAGGAAGGCTACATCCTCCTCGCTACCAAGCTCACTCGTAAGCAAGCGGAGGTGATCACACAGGCGTTCCGAGATACCAACTTTTTCCCCAACGAGTGGTTCATGGGATTCGTGGAGGCTCCCCGCGCGGAGCGCTCCACCAGCCACCGCGAGAGGAGGAGCAAGTGAGCGATAAGCAAAAGCTGATCGGTAAGAAGGCGATCGACAACCTCATCGCCGGGGAGTGGGAAGGCTTGGTGAATGTGGTGTTCGAGCCTGAGAACTACGAGATGGATCGGGACACCGCGCGGTACTTTAAGCGCCAAGTGGAATTCGGGTTGTGGCTCCTCCAGACGGTGAACGTGCTCCGCGGCGGGAAGGGACACTACTACTCGCTCCCGGAGAGCACTCCGGAATGCTTTTGGAGCGAGTACGAGGAGTGGAAGAAGAATGCGGATCGCTGGATCGATCCGGTCACGGCGGCTTACGACAAGCGGGAACGGGAGGGGAAATGATCACCGATGGAATGCGCGTCAAGCTAAAAAGCAAAACCTGGGGCGATGGCTGGGGTAAGCTCCACCCCGGAGAAACGGAAAGCGAAAACGCCAAGCGGCCCGGCTGGTATCAATGCGAGATGGATGTCCCGGAGGGAACGCTCGGCACCGTGGAGATGGGGAAGGATAGGATCCACGTCTGGTGGGATCCGTTTGAGAGTTTCGCTTGGCTCCGGTATCCCGGAGCGGATCGGGGGAAGGAGGGACGCCGCCAGTACGAGAAGGTGTACACCTACTTTCCCCCGGAGTCTTTCTTGGATGAGTGTGAGGTGATCGGATGAAACGCCGCGATTTGTTCAAGACGATAGCGGGAGCGATGAGCGCTCCCGCGCTCCCCGCCAAGGAACCGGAGCCGGTGGTGGATTTCCATAGCGAGCCGGGGCCGCTCACCGGGAAGCGCGTCCGGATGGCGGATGAAATCCTGGAGATGGATTGCTGGTACCGCGTTAGACCGGGAGATACCGAAAACGCGGATTGGGCGCGGAGCTGCGCAGCGGGCGAACAGGATGAGCGCACCGATCCAGGCTGGGGATTGGCGATCTCGGATGTCACGGTGGGCGCAACCGGGACCGTGGGGGACTACGCGGATTTCGGGTGTTACTCGATCAAGTGGGATGACACCGAGGAATACCGCAACGCACACTCCTGGCTCTCCGGTGAGCTGATCCACGACTACTGTGAATTCATCTAGCAAACCGACTCAAGGGCCTCTCCGGAGGCCCTTTTTTCAGTTCCCCGCGCCCGCAGTCCCGAATGCCTTGATGTCAAGACGTCCGGACCCGTGCTTTTTCTGGCGGGCTGGCGCGAGCGCGCGGGCCAAGGGCCCCCGGGGGGTACCGCGCTGGCTGGTAGTACCTCCGTTGGGCTTTTTTTTTAGTTGTTGGTCTTTTTTACTTGACATCCACACCACCGTGTTGTTGTCAAGTTTTTTGTTGAGTTTTTTTGGAGGGGAGGGGAGAGGGGAGAGGGGAGCGCTGTACCTCTGAGCGCTCCCCTGGTGTAGCGGGGAGAGGGGAGAGGGGAGCGCTTACGCGCTCACCTCAGCGATAACAGCGCTCACCTCGCGAGCGCTCTTAAGCTCCGCATTGAGCTTAACCATCAGCTCCTGAGCGCTCCTCAAATCCCCCATAGGGTACTCCACAGCTACCGTAAACATCGTACGGTGAGCGCTCACCGGGTGGGGAGCGCTAAACCCACCTTGTACGTAATGGGTAACCGGGATCCCGGAGCGGAGGTGGTTACCCTTACGCTGATTGGTACACACGCGATAGGTTTGGATCCGCTCCATACCTACGGTAACCCGCTTGGTGTTGTTGGGGATCCCCAACTCATACTTATCCAGCGTAACCACCGGAGCGGGAGCGGGAGCGGGGAGCGTAACCACAGGAGCGGGAGCGCTCTCGGGAGCGGGAGCGGGAGCGCTCTCGGGAGCGGGAGCGCTCTCGGGAGCGCTCACCAGGAGCTTACCTAAATCGCTCAGCTTACCTTTGATCACCTTGCTGCTTTTCTTGTTTTTCACGTTTTTATCCTCGGTTTTTTTGGTTTAGTTTTGTTGGTATCCCGCGCTCGTATCGGTGTAGTGGGGATCTAGGATCCCGGTACAGTGGAGCGGAGCGCTCTCAACCAACTAAATCCATCTTAGCGAATCCGCTTGGTGGTGTCAATTGTTTTTTGATCTTTTTTTGATCTTTTTTTGAGCGCTCCCCGCTATCACACCACCGAGGTGATGTCAACATGCGCCACACCAGCAAGCGGATGTCAAGTCCCACGGGTACCGTGAGCGCTCCCCTGGTACCGCGCTGGTACCCTCCCCTCTTGACACACACACCACCGAGCGGATGTCAAGTCTTTTTTTGGGGAGCGCTCCGGATCACACCAACGAGCTGTTGTCAAGGGGATCACACAAAATAATTTTTATCAAGTACTACGGGTACTCTACGGGTACCACTGGTACGGGTAATGGGAGCGCTACGGAGTATAGTACAGTACCCTTGTGAGTAATGGGAGTTATAGTACTCCAGCCCGCTCCGCTCCCCCGCTCCCAGCTCTCCAGCCCCCAGAGCGCCTATCAGACGGACAGCCAACCAAGGGGATACCCCCGCGCCCGCCAATCAAGGGGATAGCCCGAAGGACAGCAAGGCAGGCCCGTATGGGGAGCGCCCGCACGCCAGCCCCATGCGGCTCCGCGCTTTCTTTCCTGCGCGTCTGCAACGGCGGACCTGTCTATCGGCTGGCCTGAGAAATTGCGAGAATGCCCGAAGTTCCGTGCCGCAAGCGCCTGCCGCAAGCAAGACAGTGCCGAAGCCCGTGCAAGAAAAACCCGACAGGAAAATTCGCGGGCAAGAAAAAACCCGCCAGTGAAATTTTCGGGGAAAGAAAAACCCGCCAGGACAGACTCCGTGCCAGCAAAAAGCCGTTAGGCAAATTTTCGGGGAAAGAAAAACCCGCCAGAACCGCAGGGAAATTGCCGCATTTCGCCTTCGGGCCTGCCGCCGTCGGGCCTGCCCGCCAGCCTACCAGACCCATAGCCTACCAGACCCCATACCCTTACGCCGTCCAGACTGCCAGAAAGGGCCCTGGGGCCAGCCAACCAGACCCATAGCCCCTTGCCAGCCCGTGGAGTAGAATTGACGGAACTTCGATGCTCACGAAAAGCCGAGCGGGTACTCGGGGGAGGCCGCTCGGCTCGGGATTCGCTTACTCGTAGCGGGGCCGGACTTCGGGGAAGTGTTTCGGCGCGTAGTCGGTGTAGACCGCCGCTTGGAACACCCCATCGCTCAGGACGGAGGATTTCTCGCGCTTCCCCTGGTTCGGGCCGTACAGCCGGGAGTGGAGGTGGCCGTTGAGCCGCCGACAGTAGCGGTACGCGCCCTCCTTATGCCGGAAGATCCGCATGATCCGGGTGAGCGATCCGTGATCGTACCACCAGCCGCCTTCCTCGGGTCCACCGTACGCGAGCGCGGTGTCGTAGACGGCGACGATGTAGGAGTGCCGGTCGGCGCGGGTATTCCAGCGGTGGTAGCATTCCAAACACCGGATCTCGGGGCAATCCTCCTCGTCGCGGTGCGTGTTGTCGCCCTGGCATTTCGGGCAGATCACCAGCTCCTCGGGCTGGAGTTCCTGATCCTCACCGTAGTGTCCGGTGATGTAGTTGTCGAGATCGTTTCTTTCACGTTGGTTCATCATTGGTTTTGGGTTCCTCTCTTCAGTGGGAGCGCTAGTCGCGCTCCCTTTCCATGTACTCCATCAACTGCTCATCCTCGTTCCAGTGTTCATAGAGGCGCATCATGCGAGCCCCCATCCGGTCGAGCCTGTCCTCGATCAGCTCAAACTCCAGTTGCCACTCGGCCTCGCGCTCGCGCTCCGCTCTGGCGATCCCCGCGAGGTACTCGCAATCCTCCTGGCGATCCGCTAAGCAAGCGGGGCAGTCCACAGGGTTCCGGCTCGCCGTAGTATCCGTCCTCGTACTCGGCTTGGCGCCGGAATCTCCGCTCCTCGATTTCGCTGTTGAGAGCGCTCCAGCGTTTCGCCAGAGCTGCCGCGCGAGCGGCCTCCTCCTCGGTATGCTCGCGCGTCTCGTCGGTCCAGGTGTAGCCACGGCTGATCATTTCACCCCCATATACGGGCTCTCGGACTGTCCCTCCAGCGCTCCGGCATCCGTTTGCTGATCGAGCACCGCTGCCACCAGCTCAAACAGCTCCACCGCAGTCTCGGAGCTGATCCCGTAGGTCTGCGGATCTTCAATCGCGGCGAGGATGTCTTTCCCCCGGTGAGTCTCAAAAAACCGCGCGGCAAATTGTTGCGCGGGGTCCCAGTAGCGGATCTCCTCGCCCTCGGTGAAATAAAACCGCGCGTTTTCGCGGATGTGTTGCTCATCCATCGGATCGCTCAACCCGGCGAGGTTGTCCCACTCGATCCGGTATTGCGCGAGCTGATCCACCGTGCGGATCGTTCCCCGGAGATCGCCATCGAGGGTTTCGATCCTCACCCCGATCAAAAGATTGCTCACCCAAAACTTGCTCACAACCCCACCGCTTTCTGTTGAGCTTGAAGTTTACGCAGCTCCACGGTCATCTCTTCCTTCAGCGTGAGATCGCTCTCGGTGACGATCCGCAGCGCGAGATCCCGGATCGCGAAATCGAGATCGCGATAGCGGGCAATTTTTTGCCGGATTACTTTCGGTACCATATTTCCTCTCTCGTACCCCGCTTGGGTACTCTCTTAATGTACCACACCACCAAGGTGATGTACAGCGATTGGCGCATAAAACGACGGGAGATGCGGGAGCGTTATTAAGCGCTCCCGCGTGTTGCTCCTACTACAGCGGCGTACCGGCGCTCTCCTGGTACTTGGAGATCAGATCCGCGATGTCTCCGTTGTCCTCGATTCCGATCAGCGCGAGAATATCGCGCATATCGGTGAGCTTACGGATGATGCGCATGTAATCCTCATCGCCGGGATCCTTCCAGTTGTCGTAGTAGGCCACGTAGGCATCCTGGAAGATCACCCCGAGAGCGCTCCACTGGCGCGGGGTCAGCGTGATCGTTTTGCTCTCCAACTCCTCCATCTCCATTGCCTCCAGGCATTCCTGCGGATCGTACTCGCGGTCGAGCCGGTGGTAAATGTCCTTAAGCGGAAAATCACCGTAATCGACGCCGGGAATCGGAGTGCCGTAATCGCTGATATTCGGGCAGCTGTTTTCCGTCCCCCAAGCATTCGCGGCGTCGCGGTAGTAGCGTTTCAGGTTTTCCCGCGTAACAACGAACACGCTCTCGCTGATTTCGCCGTCCACAATGTTGAACTCTTGCTGTAGTTCCTTCACGTTGTTCCTCTCTCGTACCCCGCTTGGGTACTCTCTAATCCTACCACATCAGCGAGGTGATGCACGATTATTTGCCGACAATCGACGCGGGATGCGCCACGCAACCAGGACGGAAAGCAATGCGGGATGCGGGAGAAATACCGACGGCGTGTGGGCGTCGCACGTGTGCCACTCGTGTGCCACTTGTGTGCCACTCGCTCAGCGCGGCGGGAAAGCGCCCGTGAGCGGCTGCATGTCGTTGCGCGATTGCCACACTTTCCTTACATTTGCCGTCCCTCCGCTCGTCCTGCCTGCCCATGTAAATGCCCGCCAACCAAACCCATAGCCCTCTCGACGGCGAGCAGGCCAAGGCCCTATAGAGCGCCAACCAAACCTATACCCCCTTGCCGGAATTGGCGTATCATCGCGGCATGGCATCCCCTGAATTGCGCGTGATCGCGGAATCCTGCCCGGTCGATGGAACGCCGCACAACTTTCTGCCGGTGCCCGAGAAACCGGGCTGGGTCTACTGCACCAAATGCCTCACATCGATGGAGCTGACTTTCAACCCGGAGCCCCCGGATCCTCCCGACCCCCCGGACCCGGAGCCGCCCGATCCTCGTCCCGTGAGGGTCTATCAAGCGAACGGAACCGACGACACGGCGGCGCTCCAGAGCTGGCTCAACCAGCAGCCCAACGACTCCATCTACGACATTCAGGGCACGGCTGCGATCAACAGCCAGGGCGTGCGAGTGCTGGGAAAAGTGCGCGTCAAAATCACCAGCAGCAACGGGGGCGGGTTCAAAGCGATCAGCAACGGCCCCTATACCTCGCCGTTCAGCGCAATGGTCTACGCGGAGGGATTCAACGAAAGCGAGTTCAACGGCCTGAAGTTCAATTCCAACAGCAAGCAGGCGATGGGCATATTCCTCCTCAAATCGACCCGTGGGAAGGTGTTGAAGTGCGAGTCCTGGGGAGTCGCTCAGAATCCCAACGGGGCGCCGTGGGCGGGGATCTACGGCGAGCAGTGTACGGAGACGGAGATCGGCTACTGCCACGTCCACGATACCGCTCCGACCGTGAGGGGCATCTGGCTGGGAGTGGGCGACCGCCGCGATAGCAAGCCGCACATCCACCACTGCAAAGTAGAACGGACTGGTCACACCGGCATCATCACCGAAGCCAACGGGCCCTACGTCCACGACAACGAGGTCTACGACATCCCGCAGCACGGGACCGGGTACAAGTTCATCCCCCGAGGCCCCGCTGACGCCGCGATGTGGGAGAACAACCTCGTGAGCGGGACGGGCAATGCCGGGTTCATGATGGAAGGCTCCACGACCGATCCACCCATCGAAATCAGAAACCACACGTTCAAAAACTGCGGCGCCGACAATACCACCTTCGGCGGCTTCTACCTCGTCAACGGCCAGGGGAACACCAACCTCAACATCCACGATTGCTCGTTTGAGAATTGTCGACGCCTCGGCGCGATGCAGTACGTGACGAACAGCCAGTTCCGGAACATGACGATCAAGAGCAGCAGCGATCTCTGGAGCCTGGAGCTGAACAACGCCAACCTCATGTTCCAAAACGCCGGTAAAGTCGAGATGGGCCAGGGGAACAGCGATATCAACGTCCAGGGCGCTCCCGCGCCGCAGCAGATGCAGGGTCCGATTGTGGACTACGACAAAGCGGTCAAGATCGCACTGCTGATCCGGCTGATCGGTCTGTGACGTGCCGGTGCGGCCACGGCTACCAGGAGCACACCGGGCGAGGGTGCGCGGTGAGCTGGTGCCTCTGCCGGGGATTCAGGAGGTGGGAAGTGCCGGACAACGATCTCAAGGATGTCGCCCCGCTCAAGAAGGGATACTCGAAAGAGACGATCTCGGACAATATCCGGATCGGCCGACGTTTGGGTCGCCCCGAAAAACAGGCCGTCGCCGTAGCCTTCAACGTGGCCAGGAAAGCCGCCAAGAAAGCGGGAAAGCGTCCGGCTCACCTACGGCCCAAGCGGTAAAGGGACCGCCCGAAACGCCCAACCGGAGTCAAGCGCGGTCCCGTAGGTCCTGGGCGATCCCCAGGAGCATTATGCCTCTCAGGAAGGGTTACAGCAAGAAGACGATTTCCAAGAACATCCGCGCCGAGCGTCGCCGTGGCCGACCCGCTAAGCAAGCCATCGCGATAGCGTTCAGCGTGGCCAGGAGAGCCGCAAAAAAAGCAGGGCGCCGCCCGCGTCACCTCCGCAAGAAGCGGTAGAAATGGTACAATAGTAATCGGTTTAGGGTTTCTATCTCGGCCCGCTGGTTTTCACGTTCCAGCGGGCCATTTTATTTGCTTCCTTGCGTACTACGTTCCAGTACGGGTAGACTGTAGCAAATTAAGCACCACCGCGAGCCGCTGGGATTGGCTCTCAAAGCAAGTGATAACATCCCACACTTTGCTTCCGAGGTCCGTAGTCCCTCATGGCCCCGACAATCGATACATCGCAATGGCCCGCCCTCCAGGTTGAGCTGGTCCCGATAGCCGACCTGATCCCCTACATCCGGAATCCCCGCCAACATTCGCCCGAGCAAATCGCGCAGATCGCCAGTTCCATGATGGAATTCGGGTGGACGATCCCGGTCCTCCGGGACGAGGACGGGGTGCTGATCGCCGGACACGGCCGCATCCTGGCAGCCCGCAAGCTGGAATGGGACGTAGCGCCGGTGACCACCGCGAGGGGCTGGAGCGAGTCCAAGAAACGAGCCTACCGGATTGCGGACAACAAGCTCACCATCAACTCGACCTGGGACATCGACCTCCTGAACACGGAGATCGAGGCGCTCGCCGAGGAGGAATTCCCGCTCGACCTCACCGGCTTCAACGAGGCCGATCTCGCGCGGCTGGCCGACGATCTGATGGCCAACCAGTTCACCGAGGCGCAGCAGCCCGCTCAGGATCCGCCCCAGGACGGCAACGGCGCTGCGCCGCGCTCCGCTCCGGATCAGGTGTCGCTGGTGATTCCGATGACCGTGGCGCAGCGCGAGGGGATTTTCGAGGCCATCCAGAAAGCCAAGCGGGACTACGGACTCGATCAGAGCGCGGAGGCTTTATGGCAGATTTGCAGAACGTATCTGGAGCAGGAGTAGCGTTCAGCTCCTACGATCCAGCAGCAACCTGGAACGAGCTGGCCCAGCTCGCGGGCGGCGTTCTCCGCTCCCTCCAGCTTCCTTCGATGAGCCCGCTGTGGCTCCCCGCCGACCAATCGCACTTCGGGTATCTCAGCCGCGGCTCGCTCCACGTGGTTTGCCGGGGCGTCAACTTCACCATCCAACCGGGCTTCCACTTCTCGCTCCCCGGCGCCGCCGAGCTGATGGCGATGGACGCGACGGACGGGATCGTCGTGTCGCGCCCCGGCTACGAGAGCTACCTGACGATGGGGCTCCTGGAGGACCAGGGCCGTCTCCGCTACATCGACGGCTGCACAGACTCGCTCCTGATCCCCCCGGTCAAGCTGGGCGATCCGTGCCTCAACCTCCTGTACTTCCCACCGGACACGGACCAGACCATGCACACGCACCCGAGCGACCGGATCGGGATGATTCTTTCGGGGCAGGGCGTGTGCGTCACCCAGGACGAGCGCGGCGAGCTGGAAACGCCGCTGGTGCCGGGGATGATCTTCTGCATCCACACCGGGGGAAAGCACAAGTTCCGGACGCTCGATTCGCCCATGCGCGTCCTCGCCTACCATCCGGACACCGATTTCGGGCCGACCGACGAGGACCACCCGATGATCAACCGGACGATGGTGAACGGCGTGAGCGCGGCCAAGCTGACGGAAATCCACACCGGCGCCAAAGTCGCGATCCGCGCCGTCCCCGAAGAAGTCCTCGTCAAGCGCGGCCCTGGCCGACCGAGGAAGCAGTGAGGCGGCTGGAGAAAAACTGGCTGGAGCGGAACGTCTATCAGGCGGCGCTCGACAGGTTCGAGCTGCTCTACAAGCGGTTCGATACGGTGGTGGTGTCCTTTTCCGGAGGGAAGGACTCGACCGTCTGCCTTCACCTGGCGCTCGAAGTCGCAAAAGCGATGAACAAGCTCCCGGTGAAGGCCTACTTCTGGGACGAGGAAGCCATCCACCCGGAAACCGTGGAGTACGTGGAGCGGGTCCGGCTCCGGGATGACGTGGACCTGAAATGGCTCTGCATTCCGGTGAAGCACCGCAACGCTTGCTCGCGGCGCTCGCCGTACTGGTATTGCTGGGATCCCACCAAAAAGCATCTGTGGTGCCGGGAGATGCCGCTCCACGGGATCGAGGCGCGACAGGTGAGCTGGTTCAAGCCGGGGATGACGATCCCGGACGCCTCGCCGCTGGTGTATGGCCGGGAGTACGGGACGGTGGCCGATATCCGGGGGATCCGCGCCGACGAATCGCTGCGGCGGCTGATGTCGGTAATGAAGCGCCTCGATGACAACTGGCTGGGCTCCGGACGCGACGGCCACAACTACCCGGCGTCGCCCATCTACGATTGGACCCTCCCGGACGTGTGGTCCGCGCCGATGCGCTTCGGCTGGGACTACAACCGCACCTACGATGTCTTTTACAAGGCGGGGATGCCCATGCAGGATCAGCGGGTGTGCCCGCCCTTCGGCGAGGAGCCGCTCGAAACGCTGTGGCTGTACGCGATCTGCTGGCCAGAGCTGTGGCACAAGATGATCCTCAGAGTCCCCGGCGCGGCCACCGCTGCGCGTTATGGGACCACGCAGCTCTACGGCTACGGGGCCGAGAAACTCCCCGCTGGCGTCTCCGACTGGCGCGACTGGAGCTATCGGCTCCTCGCCCTTTTCCCCGAACCCTACCGTTCGATGATCGCGAAAAGCGTGGTGAACATGATCGAGATGCACAAGAGCAAGACGCATCGCCCGATCCCGGACTCCGACGCCGATCCGCTCTCGGGCCTCTCCTGGCGGTTTATCGCCAACGTGGTGAAGCGCGGCGACCTCAAGAACCGGCGTCGCGGAAAGCTCACCGATTACGGACTCCAGGCGCAGCGGAAGCTGGGCCTCACCTTGGAACAGGTAATGGCGATGGAGACGGACGATGCCACGCGCTACTAAGAAACCGCAGAAGCCGCCCAAGGGCAAGACGCTCGCGGAGGTGTTCGCGGCCGAGGAGTCCGACGAGAGCTACGAGGCATCCAAAGCGCTCCTCGATGCTCGCAAGCCCAACGGCCACGCTCCCCGCCACTCCTTCGACACCGAGCCGATCTCGCGCGTCGAGTGGGTGGACCGCTCCACGCTTCACGCCAACCATTACAACCCCAACGCCGTCGCGCCTCCCGAGCGGGAGCTGATCATCCTATCCATCCTGGAGGATGGCTGGACGCAGCCCATCGTGACGCTCCCGGACGGAGAGATTGTCGACGGGTATCACCGCTGGATGTTTAGCTGCGATCCGCGCCTGATGGAGCGCTACCACGGGTTCGTGCCGGTCACCCGGATCGTGGTCGATCCCGTCCACCAGCAGATGTCGACCATCCGCCACAACCGGGCTAGGGGAACGCACGCGATCCTCAAGATGGCCGATATCGTCACCGGGATGCTCAAGGCGGGCGTGACCTCCAAGCAGATCCAAACCGGCCTGGGGATGGATGACGAGGAAATCATCCGCCTCTCTACCGCTCTCGGGATGCCCGAGCTGGCCGCGAAACCCAACTTCACCAAGGCGTGGAAGCCGGGTGAGAAGGAAGTCGAGTAGTGGCGAAGCTGGTCCCTATCGGAGTGCTCGCGCGGATCTGCGAGGTGGATCCCCGCGCGATCCGCAAAGCGGTGGAGAAGGGCCAGTTGGACCGCCGACCGGATGGGATGTTCGATCTCGAAACCGCTCGGCAGCAGTGGGAGGAGAACGTCGAACACACCCGCGGCCGCGACACCGTGAATCCCCGCGTGGTCGAGATGAGAAGAGAGGAAGTCGGCCCCGACGCTCCCGCCGAGATCCCGGAGCGGGCGACCAGGGGCACGGAATACGCCAAGGCGCGCGCGGCGGTCCAGATTTACGAGGCGCGTCTGAAAAAGCTCCGGTTCGAGGAGCGGGCTGGGCGGCTGGCGCCGACGTGCGACATCCAGCACGCGCGGTTTCAGGAGATGCGGATCATCCGGGACGCCTGCCTCAACCTCCCCGGACGGGTGAGCGCCGCGCTCGCAGCCGAGACGGATGAGCACAAAGTCTTTCAGCTCCTCGAAAACGAGCTGCTCAAGGTGTTCAACGACTACTCCGATGGAAAATACAATCCCCGACCGGAGGATGTATCCGCATGACGCCTTCCATGCAGGGGATCGCGGACACCTACGAGATCGTCCGGAAAGCGATGCGGGCGGGCGCTCGCCCCGATCCCAAGCTCCTGGTGAGCGACTGGGCCGACCAGTACCGCATGCTCACCACGCGATCCTCGCCCGAGCCTGGGTTATGGCGAACCTCGCGTACCCCCTTCTTGAAGGACATCATGGATTCGCTCTCGCCCTCCTCGCATTGGGAGCGGGTGATTTTCATGAAGGGCTCGCAAATTGGGGCGACGGAGTGTGGAAACAACTGGATCGGCTTTTCGATCCACCTCGCGCCTGGGCCCATGCTCGTGGTTCAGCCGACCACCGACATGGTGAAGCGCAACTCGAAACAGAGGATCGGCCCGCTGATCGATGAGAGCCCGGTGCTGCGGGGATTGGTGAAGGAAGCCCGCTCGCGCTACTCGGGGAACACCATCCTCGCCAAAGAGTTCCTGGGCGGAATTCTCGTGATGACCGGGGCCAACAGCGCCAAGGGCCTCCGCTCGATGGCCGCGAGGTATTTATTCTTGGACGAGGTAGATGGGTACAAGCTCGATGTCGATAAGGAAGGCGATCCCTGCGAGCTGGCCATCGTCCGGACCACCAATTTTCGCCGTAGAAAAATTTTTATATGTTCGACCCCCACGCTCGTAGGCCGTAGCCGCATCTCGCAATACTTTGAAACCACCGACCAGTGCTACTACTTCCTCCCGTGCCCGCGCTGCGGACGGAAGATCGTCCTGCTCCCCGAGCAGCTCATCTGGAGCGAGCGCCGCGCCAACGAGGCCGCGTACCGCTGCCAGGAGTGCGAGGGCGAAATCTACGATCACGAGAAGAACGAAATGTTGCCGGCTGGGGAGTGGCGTCCGACCGCGACCGGCGACGGCTTCAGCAAGGGCTACCACCTGTCCTCCTACTACTCCCCGGTGGGCTGGCTGAGCTGGACCCAGATCCTCCGGAAGAAAGCCAAGGCCGAAGCCGACAAGAAAATGCAGTCGTTCTGGAACACGGTCCTCGGCCTCCCGTACCAGGATGAGGGCGAAGTGCCCGACGTGGACCGGCTGTACGAGCGCCGCGAGGGGTACCTGATCGGAGAGGTGCCCGAGGGCGGGCTCATCCTTACCGCTGGCGCGGACGTCCAGATGAACCGCATCGAGGTGGAGATCGTAGCGTGGGGCCGCAACCGGGAGAGCTGGAGCGTGGACTACCGCATCCTGGAGGGGAACACCAACCAGCCCGAGGTGTGGGACAAGCTCGCCGCGCTGATGGACGAGGACATCCCGACCGTAGCGGGCGGGGTGCTCCGCATCTCCAAGCTCGCGGTCGACGCCGGATTCCAGACGATGGCGGTCTACAACTTCGTGCGCCGGATGCTCTCGCAGCGGGTGATCGCGGTCAAGGGCGAAGCGCACGTTCAATCTTTGGTGGGCGTGCCCTCGCTCATCGAGGTGGGCCCAGGCGGGCGACAAATCAAGGGGGGAGTCCGCCTGTGGCCCGTCAATAGCGGGATCGCCAAGGAGGAGCTGTACCGCCGTCTCAAGCTGAGCGTCCCGGATCTCAGGGCGGGGGAGAACTGGCCCGAGGGGTTCTGCCATTTTCCCGCCTACTCCAAGGAGTATTTCGAGCAGCTCTGCGCGGAGTGCCTCGTCTCGCGGGTGGTGATGGGGCAGCTCAAGACCCATTGGGAAAAGCTCCGCGACCGGAACGAAGCGCTCGACTGCCGGGTGTACGCCCGCGCCGCCGCCGTCTCGATGCGGATGGATGCGTGGATGGATACCCGGTGGGACGAGCTGGAGCAACAGGTAGCCGCGGCGAGTAAAGCTCGCAGCGCATCGCGGCCCGCGTGGGTGGACCGGCCCGCTCCGACGTTCCGGCCCATGCAGAGCGGGGATTCGTTTCTGGACTGACGTATGGCGCTACCACGACAACATCCATTGCGCCCGAGGGAAACCGCCGAGCTCACGCCGTGCGACCGGCTGAAGCTGGCGCAAGCTCAGCTCGACCGGCTCCTCACCGGGGGAGCGGTCCGGGTGGTGGAGACGCCGCAGCTAGGCCGCGTGGAGTACGGACAGGTGTCCGCGCTCGATCTCGGGCGGCTGATCGACGCCCTCAAGCGCGAATGCGCGGAGTACCTGGGCGTCACCCCGACCAACGCGCGTAGGCGCATCTCGGTGGAGGTGGACCCGTGACGGGCGAACAGCTCACGCTCACCGGCATGACCGACACAGCCTACTCGGGCGCATCGCTCACCCG